TTGCTGGTATGTTTGCATTTAAGTAAGCCATAATTTATCCTCATTTTATATTACCCCAATTTGGTCCAGATTCATAGTCAACTTTATTGGGCACTTGTAATTCAACTGCATTCTCCATAATCTCTTTTATTTTATTTGCGTGTTCTGGAGACTCAACAGATATATCAAGTTCATCATGTACTTGTATATGTGGTATGATACCTTCTTTATATAGTTCTATCATTGCTTTTTTTGTCATATCAGCAGCCGATCCTTGAATTAATTTATTCAAAGCTTTGTAAGTATAGGCTCTTCTTATCCCTGGTCCGTGTTCCAAGATCGCATCATCATGTGTCATTGCTTTATGCATGCCAAACATATTTGGCTCCCATAGATGAAACCTACATAGTCTTCCAAGTAAAGTTCTTATTTGACCACGTTGCTGTGCTCTTTGCATAACATTGTCCATTAGTTGTTTTACAAACGGTACTCGATCATGATATTGTTTGAATAGTTCATCAGAAGTTTCTTTATCAACACCCAACTCAGCTTGAAGTTTATTCTTACCCATACCATAGAATAATCCTAAGTTAATTGTTTTAGCTTGAGATCTTGGTATGTTGGCCATATCAGCAACGATCGTATGAAAGTCTGTATTAGGATCATTATTGTAAGAATCTAATACATCATCAACGCCATATAAATTCTGTAGTCCTGAGTAATGCACCACCAGCCTAGGCTCTTGCTGAGAATAGTCAAATACACCCCATCTATGGCCCTTCTCGGGTATAAATAACGACCTAATTAGAGGTCCAAGTTCCTTATTTCTAGCAGGAATTTGTTGTAAATTAGGGTTTGAATAACTAAATCTACCCGTCACAGTTCCGCCATTATCTCCACGAAGCTGATTTATTTCAGCATGTATTCTACCTTTATGAGAATGTTTTAGTATGGTATCAATAAAAGTTGTATGAGCTTTGTTTATTTCTCTAGCTCTTGCAATTTGTTGAACCACTGGATGTGGATGATTTTGTAAAAAATTTTTAGTAAAAGAAGGAGCAGATGTTTTCTCTGTTACATCATAAGGTAGTTTTAATTTTTCAAAAACTTTTGCAATGGATCTTGCAGCCCATATTTGAGGTTCTATTCCTGTTTCTTTTTTCACTAATGATAGCGCTGTTTGTTCTTCTCCAACTAATTTTTTCTTTAATTGATTTGCTGCTTCGACATCTACTCGAACTCCTAAAAATCTCATATCAACGAGGCAAGGAAATAGTTCTGTCTCCATATCAAAAATAGATTGAATATCTTGATTAACAATTTCTTTTTTTAAATATTTCCATAATTGCAAAGTAATTGCAGCATCCTTTTCTGCATATTGACCTACATACATTGCAGGTAGTTTATACATTTCTCCTTTGGGATCGATACCCCATTCTTTTGCTGCTGCATATAACGCTGCTTCGTCTTTACCTGTTCCTGTATATTTTTTAGCACAAGTATTTAAATCAAAACGAAATTGATTTTCATCACACAAAGCTGCAGCTATCATGGTATCCACAATTTTACCATTTATATTTAAACCCATGGATCTAATCCAACAGACATCATACATTGCATTGTGAAATAATTTTATAGCTTTAGTATTTAATACATCTTGGAACCATTTAAGAACCATATTCTTATCCATGTTTCCACCACCGCCATGAGCAATAGGATAATATCCACACCATCCCTCAACAGCAACAGCTATACCAACAACTTCTCCTTTACCAATGATTGCCCCTGATCCCATCTTAGTTAGTTCAGGATCTTTTGTTTCTAAGTCAATTGCAATCTCATCGTGACTAGATAGATCGGGAAACTCTTCTGGTGGTAGCCACTCTGTCTGTGGTTTAAATATTATTTTCTGCATTTTTATTTATCCTTTTTATATTGGTTAATTGTTCTATATCTTGAAAAGGAACCATGGTAATTTTATCTTGTCTACCTTCACGTTGATACACTTCATAAATTCCTTTACCTTTCTTAAAATTGTTTGCTTCCAGTTTACTCCAAACATATTTAAATAATTGTTCTCTTTTTACTAATAACCAACAATCAACTCTTTCAAACACTATGTAGTCTGCTCTACCTTTTACCCAACCAGGTTTACCTCTAACATTGGTTCCTTCAACCCAAGCAATATCATCTTGTTTTTTATTATCCCAACGATTTACTTTCTTCATTCCTTTTATATCGAATTTTAAAAGCTTGCCATCTAATGTACCTTGCACATCCCAGTGCTCGTGCATATCTTGATAGTCATTTGCCCACGTGGGGTCCGTTAGATTTTTAGCAAAGTTTTTTTCTATTATTTTTGCTTCTGCTCTATATTGTTGCCAACTCATTTTTCCTCCTTTTTGTTATTGTAATAAACCATTCCCATACTGCCCTCATGTTTTTTTAGACGTTTCTTCATTCTTTGATTCTCGTTATAAAGTTTTTCACATTGTTCTTTAAGTTTTTTAATTTTTGATGCATACAATTCTCTGTAATGTAGGTTCCAATTCTTTGCTATAATCATTTGTCATCTTTTAATTTTAATATTTCTAAATCACAGTAGTGTTTTATTTTTTCTAAATCCTGTATGCCTGCTTTGTTTTTATATCTACAAACATATTTAATTACGTTGCCTTGAAAGAATGAAAGATCATTCTTTGAGATAAACTCATAAGGTTGTATCTTAAATTTTTTATAATGTGATCCTCCTATTTGTTTATCTTGTGGAAACGCTTCATCTAATACACCTTTACTCGTCATAATACCTCCTCCATTGGGTAACATTTGCTATCATCTTTTGGTCTTATAATATGTAAGTGTTCCTTTGTTCTAGTTGCACCTACATAAAACAATCTTGTTTCGTCATCTTGGTTTTTGTCATATGATTTTTTTGTATTGAAAGTAAGATCAGTTAGTAAAACTACATTGTCTTCTTCTCCACCTTTAGCACTATGAATGGTTGATAGTTTTATCCGTGGTTCTTGATTCAACATTTCTCCATTACGTTTCATACGTCTTATATAAGTAATTCTTTTCTCTCCAGCTTGATCAAAAGCTTCATACCAAATCTCATTAGTTTGTAGTCCATAATCATTTTTTAATTGATCATAACTATAGAGAGCATTCTTAACCATTGATTTTAATTTATCCTTGTTCCATTTTTCTTTGCTAATGTACTTTGAAATATTTTCTATTTGTTTTGAATCTAACATCTGTCCTTTAATTAAATGTTCCCAATTAGTTGCAGCAATTTGAATATCTTTTTCATAAAGTTTTTTAAATCTATTCTCATAATAAAAACCTTTATCTCTTAATGTTTCTTCTAGTGCATCTAACATTGATCTTGTTCTAGTTAAAACTAACCATTTACCAGTTGACATATCTACATCTTCAAAGTGATCATAAGAACTTAGCTTTCCTTCGTGTTGTTTAGGGTTCCAACTCTTCTCTACTCTATTATTAACTCTACCAATAATTGAGTTTGCTAGTTCATGTATCTTTTTTGGAACTCTTCTAGATTCTTTAAGTTCAATAATCTTTCCTTTTTGTGCGATGAATGAATCAACATCTGCACCAGCCCATCTAAATACAGCCTGGTCATCATCTCCTGCAATAAAAGAATCAACTGTTTTATCAGTAATATGTTTAACCATATCCCATTGCATTAAAGATAGATCTTGAGCCTCATCAATAAATACTACATCAAAGTTTGGTGATTTTTCTTTTTTAATAAAATTTAAAATCATGTCATTATAATCTATTAAGTCCCATTCTTTTTTGTATTCTATTAACTCCTCACTTAAATGAATAAGTATTTCATATTCAACATCTTGGTTATGTTCCTTTAAATTATATTGTTGATCTATTGTGATGTTTCTAAGTTTGGCTAAATTAATTATTCTAAGATAATCACTTTTAGTTGAAAACAATCCAGTCTCTTCTTCATCATAATCATTGTAGTCTAAAAACAAATGTAGTCTTCTACCTAAATCTTCATAATGTCTTTTCTGCATTACTTGATTTTTCTTTAATCCCAATGATCTAAAAGCTAATGAATGTAGTGTTCTGAAATATGGAAGATCATCATCTTCCAAATTAAATTTTTTCATCGCTCTTTCTTTAGCCTCGTTAGCTGCTTTTTTTGTAAAAGCAAAATAACCAATTCTGTCTGGGTTAGTTGTCTTTAAATACTCATCTACTTTTTCTAATAATGTGTGTGTCTTTCCTGTACCTGGTGGACCGAATACAATTGTTTTCATTAATAAGGGTCCTTTTCTTTTAAGACTTTAGATGAATTAATTTTTTCTGGTTTTTCAAATGCATCCACTACCATAATTGTTGGTCTTTTTTTACCAATAACAATTCGATCATCACTACAATCACAATATTCTTTTAACATCTGTTGTGTAACTTGTGGTTTCTCTGGCCATTTTTTTCTAAGTAAATGTCCATGATAAAATTTATGAAATATAAACTTATGCTTACCTTCTTCTGTGTAAACATTTCCATTTAAGATATCTTTTTTAGTAGTCTCTGCTGCAGTTCTATTAGTACAGAACTCTTCTAGATGTTCTTTTAACTGATCTATCATTGAAGAACCTACTGGTGCTTTGATTAATTCAATGCCTTGAAGTAACATATCAGTATACTTTTCAAATTCTTTAACCGTGATCCGTGGTGGTTTCTTATTGATTTGTTTTACAACAGTTCTTCTAAACAATCTTTGTTCCATTAAACAATCGATGTTGTCTAGCTTTACTCTATCGCCATCTACGTTGACCCA